CCCGACCCAGCAACGGTAGCACCAATAGCTAGATTTAGGGAGTTTACGCTCGACAACACCAACACGTTGGTCCCGCTCGTTCCGGTACCCAACGCCATGATCGGTACGGTCGTAGAGGTCTGCGTGGCGTCCCATATGCCACCGGTAATGAAGAACGCGGCAACGTTGTGCTGTACGGACCCATTTATATTTCCGAAAAACACCGGCGACGTCAGGTGAGTACCGCGGGTTAAGCCCCCGTTAGTGTTCTGCCTTATGGCCCACCCGTGCGAGGAAATCTGGGGCGCCGTTATCTCTGTGCCAGCGGTCGTTCCTTCTAGGTCGATACCGATCGAACTCGACAACTGCGCCTGGTTCCAATTATCTAATATTGGACCATTTACCTTTACGTGGTCAGAGCTATTTATTAGAATTCCAGTATCCCAGCCAAAGATTACCTCGTGAGATATAATACAAAGATCACACCCAGAAGTCGCCAGTGTATTACGATCGATCCAGTCCGCCACACCCTGCCGCGAGAGCACCCCAACGGAGTGCAGTGTGCCACCGGCCGACGTAACACCAGCAACAAATACCGTGTTGGTTGTGACAGTTTGTCCGGATACTCCGGTTATCGTCTGGCGCGCACCATTATTGTTACAAGCCGCTGGGCTGGTCGCCGTGGCGGTAATGACGTTACCGCTTTGGAATAAATTGGTTCCAGATATAGTAAATTGACAAAACCCACCGCTGTTAGCTACCGCCGTTACCGCCGGACTATAGAAATAATACGCCTCCCACTTCGCGGCAACCGGCCCGTAGACCCTAAATGGCCAATGGTGATTGTTCTCGATTAACGCGTATTCGCCAACGTCGACGACCTTATTACCATAAGTGCAATCCTCTTGATTATTCTTAATCTGTATGTGGTTGTTGTTCGCGCTCGATACACACTGATTAAAGCCGATTATCAAATTCTGCTCGACTACCGCGTCACCCCCGGAATCAACCGTCGATCCGTCACCGAGCCTAACGCCGGTTCCAGCGGCAGCCGCAACAAGAGTATTCAAGTTTTGAAATAACGTTAGTGGGTCACCGCTAGTCGGGTTGGTCAACGTCGAACTACGAATGATCCAGCCACGTACGGCGCCGCCACGATTAACCTGTAAGACGCGGGCTGGATCCAAGATTAGCGAGCCCGGAAGACCAGTATATACGCCGTCCGTCGCCATTCCTGGGCGCGTGTACGGCCCGACCAGAGACGTTTTAATCGGCACCACAGGACTACACGCTGTGAACTTATACTGTCCGGAATCACCGTACAGCGTATATACGCCGGCCGCTGCCACGCCGTCCAAGGCCCCCTGGAAAGCGCCAGAGGTACATTCATCGGTCGTGCCGTTACCAACAGCGCCCCATATCTTAGGCGTGGGTTTTATCGCTCGAAGATCCGCAGTCCAGCATCCGGTAGCGGGAGAGTTGGGCTTTACTTCCCAGCCATTATCGCCGTTGCCTGAGTTTAACGTGCACGATGCAGTCCCGTAGGTGTAGACCGCGCGCCCGCCGTCGCCCGCTGCGGAAAAGCCTGATCGCGTGACCACCGCCCCGGTCGCCACGGGTAGAGCTTTCAACGCCGCGTTCGATGGAACTTCCGACGAGGCTGCAGTAGATTCGCACTTATACCCAGTGCCAGTGTCGACGACCGTAACGTCTGTATTAAATGAAACGGTTAGAGACGTTGTTCCGGTCGAGCCCGTCCCTTGGCATCCGTAGATAAGTGCGCTACCGCCGACCGTCGTTAAGGTGTAACCGTTCGCGCCGTCCGAACCAAATTGATACGTGATGCCCTTAGTAAGTGCCGCAGGGTTTGGTATCCCGAAGGTAATACCGGCCGCGCCAGCGATCAGCAGTGCACCATGATCCGAGATGATCCCAGCGTCTGAGTTCACCACATATGAGGCTGTCTTAGTGATCGGCCAAAGCTGCGTGAACAGGCTACCGCCGTTTCTGATCAGCATCTGGTTGCCGATGTTGCGCGTGCCGGCAACGTTAGAGAGACCAGACGAAATGGTGAATGACCCGAAGGTATCGTTTCCTATAATCTTTGGATTACACAGCACACCATTATTGACATCAACCTTGGATCCAAAGTAAGCGTTCCATTGCGTAGATATCCTACCGAATACCGAACCACCACTAGTGAAGTTCGGAGTTGAGTTGGTCGTCGGACAGGTCTGCGCCGCCGCCGCACCCGCTAGCAGGCAGACCGCGGCTAAAACCCCCGAAAACCGGGTGCACAGCACAGGAAGCGTTACGGCGCGGTATATAGGCGTACCGGCCGTAAAGCGCGTGTAGCGGCGGCTCCGGGGCTTTAACGCTATCGTCATGGAATCGTCACCGGTAGCGTCGGGGGAGAACTCGTCTTACCAAGCAAGAAACCAACGCCGCGCGCGACCGCCTGAAATTCGGCCATCGAGTTAAAAACGACCTCGCCGCTCAACGCTGTCCACTCGAACGTGGACAGCTCCTCCGGGAAGGAGTTGAATACCGCGATGTATAGCGCCACATCTCGCATATTCTGCCAGCCCGGGCCTGTCGCGGCGTAGGTGGCATTGAGGGTAGGGGTGGCAGTAGAAACGACCTGGCACCCCGTCGCAAGGAGTTCTCTGTATGTTTCAGCAGGGTCCGCCTTCGTTGGGTCGTGTGCCGCTACCACCGCGTTTATTGCAGTCTTCTGACCAGCGGTAAGTCGGGAATCAGATATATGTACGCCGTCGGCGCCCCAGCTGAACGGCAGTCCGGCTAGACCCGCCAGGGCTATCTCGTTTCCGAAGTTCGGTCCGATAACGTCAGCCATTTACAGTGATCCCCAAGACGATACCGGCGTTGTTTCCCGCCAGAGCTAACCATAGTCCAGTTCCAGCCGTGACCTCACCCAGGACCGTGGCGTAGTGGTTAGCGTTCTCTGCGAACCCTACCTGATCGAAGGTACCGGACAGTGCGGCTGAGAAATACAGATTAGCAGCACCGCCCGGATCGCCGCCCGCACCCTCTATACCTGGCGTCACCGATCCGTCAAAGCCCACCCCGGTGAGCACGCCGTTCACGGTTGCAGTGTTCGTGCACTGCCCGTCCACGTAATAGCGAATTAGCTCATCGGCCAACCAGGAGATAAATTGTATCCTGATCTCTGAGTGTATCTCAACATACGACGTGCTGGTCGTACTGCGGTCCACGGTGAAAACATTCTTACCGGTTATCATACGGCGGTTGTAATGCGATATTACCCAGAGCTTTGTCGGGCTGAGTGCGAATGTTCCAGGGCTACCCGAGTCAGTAAAGACAGCGCCGACGAGTGAGCGCGAAGCATCGCCCGTTTTCACCATGATGCCGTTCGTGTTTATGGCCGGCGTTGTGGTAGACGCCTCCAATGTCATCGTTGACCCGGACATGAATACATAGATGTAGTAGAACGTCGCAGCGACCAGTCCGGTGTTGGCAAGCGTCACACCACCCACCGGTATAAGCTGGACCGCGCCGTTTATGTTGATTGCGTTCCCGTTGTAGGGGATGAGACGAATGAGCGTGGAAGTCTCACCGTGCAACCGGCATTGCCCCGTGATAGCCTGGCCTGCGGCGCCCGACTGTTGCCATTCATAGGCCGCCCAACCAGCCCCGCCGGTATCCGGATCGGTAACGTTGTTCTCAGTAGTAGAGATCCAGAACTTACCCTGCACGCCGTCTGCATGCACCACCGCATCTTTCGGATATCCACCGATGGTTGCCGAAAAGGTAGCGTCGTGGTATATTGGGCCGCCGGCTTGAAGCCAACGGGTGCCCGCCGTTAGTTGATAGAGCAGGCCGTTTGTGTCGTCCCCAAACGGCCCGGCGCCCCCGGTCGCTACCGGGACGAAGTTGAGCGGCGGAAATCCAGTTGCAAACGACGCGCGCCCGTTAGCGATGCCGATCTGCGACGCCTCGGGTACCGGATACGTGATATAGCCACCCCCGGCGCTACTCGCCCAGGGTATGGGCATCTTCAGTGGTGCGTCGCTGTCTTGCACTTTAGTTCTACTCCCTAGGACAAGTAGCGCGCGTTAGCTTTTACCCCGACGGGTCTCGGGAGAGCGCCGGATACCGTAACGATCGCAATTTCAAACGGCTCCAACACGAAATCGAACACATAAGTCAACGTCATGTTGTTCGGCGTCGTCGGTAGATTATCGCCGAAAGGCCCTTGACTCCAACCAACACGATCACCGGCCTCGCCCCATCCGAAATACCCTAAATCTCCAGTGTTCCGCCCATCGATCACGTAGGCGTTACCGCGGTTAGGAAATAACTCCATCAAAATACGATTTATCGCAGGGATGGACGAGTTTGTTATATTGAGAGCAGCTTTGGCGAAAATTAGAAATCTATATGTTTCATCCGTAAGGGTAAAGTTCGTGGTCGTTAGCTCACCGGTCCAGAACGCCGATTGATTAAAACCCGTCCGGTCGCCAGCCTCCTCGAAGCCAAAGAAGCTTCCGCCCGTCACGGTCAGGCGTCTACTGACTCCGACGATGCGGCCCCATACGTCGAGGCCGTAACCGACCGCACCACCCTGCTTGCGAATATTCCACATAAGTTGATAGAACGCCTCGAAGTCGGTATCGGGACTTATCCACTCGTTGATAGCCTCAATCAACGCCAGCAGTCGAGGCGAGTCCGCATACTGCGAAATAATCGTTTGCGGCCAATTGAGCATTACTCAAACGTCACGTGTATGTTCTCGGGTGCGATAGCCGGCGCCTCGTCTATGTCTAGCGATAGGTCGTTGGCGAGGTTGGTAGCTGTCATTGCCTCGCTAGATATCGTTTGAGTGTCGAACAGCGTGTAAGTCCCCGTACCGCCCGTACCCGTACCAAGCGCCGCTATCGTTGTGCCGGTGTTTAATAATCCGGCGTCCTGGACAAGCTGCCCCACAGCAAGCGTTCCTGACGCGATCGCGGAGACGGTAAGCGTGGTACCGCTGACAGAACCCGTGAAAGAGGCCGCCGCGCCAGAGAACCCGACACGTATGCTCACGATCTGTACCCACGATCCCAACAGCGCCACGCCGGTATATAGTCGACTGGCGAACACGGTGCTACCGATCTTCGCGCGCGGTCTACCATCCTGACCAGCAAAGGCCGCGACAACGACCGCCTGGATCAACGAGCGCACATTCGCAGGCACGCCCGCATTGTTCTTTAATATGACCAGAACGGCGAAGTTCTTGATCTGTGGACGCTCGAACCGAACGAAATATGACGGTGGTGGCGGCAGGTAATCCGGACTCGGGTCTACGACCGTTCTAACCGTGTTACCGTTATATCCGCAACCAGGCGCCTTACGACTCCAGATAGCCTCGGCTATCGCCTGGGAATCGCCGCCGGTCACGGCTACGTAGATCGAATTCGGGCCGAGGGTCTTACCGCCGATAACCGTAGGCGTATTTTCCACGTTATCCACAACAAAAGCGTCCAGCACGCCGGGCACCGCCAGCACCGCACCTTGTATCGCGTCCAAAATTCCTATAGCGTTAATCGCGACCGAGCGTGCCCGGCGATCCTCGAACTCAGCTGGGGTCTCAACATAGCGACCAAGAATACCGTCGCCTAAGTTCGTGATACTGTCCCACCCGGCGATCGACTGATAGACCTGGTTCAGCGCACCAGTAGCGCAAACAACTGGTCCATCTACGGCGCAGGCGAACTCCAACACCACGCTCCCGCTATCGAGAATGGTGCCAATCTCATGACAGATGTAGAGGTTCCCATCCTCAGCGCGCGCTATCGCGCCAACCGGAATAACGACTCCAGTTAAGCCAGAACACGTCGCTTGCACCACGGTCGGTGCACCCGCGATGCGCTGCATAAAGTAAATACGCCCGATCGCGTCCTGCATGCGCCCGGAATTAAGCGCCGGATCTATCTGGTTCGTGTACCATATGAACGAGGCGTTCTTATCACCGATAATCGCGGCCTCGGACGAGGCTATCTGACCCTGCGGAGTTGACAACCCAGGGTTAAGGTTGCCGCCCATCGCGATGTTGATGTCAGCCTGGACACCGGCGAGGATATCCGCCTCGCTAGGTGCAACAAAGCCACGGTCGCCAAAAGTCGGTCTTGGTACAGCGGTCATCAGATCAGTACGTTACCACTATCTAGAACACTGTCGTCGAGCGTGAAAGGGTTAGCTGGGGGATAAGGCAAGTACGTCGGGCCACCGAGACTCGCGTTCACGTACCACGGCGCGACCCCCGGCTGTAATACGGTGGTCGCCTCCACGACGGACAGCTTACCTGTATTGTCCGTTATTTGCATCTGCCCACCGACAACGCGCGGTCGTCCAGGGCCGGTAAGAAAACACTTAATGCTGACAACGGCCGGCACCGCGAGTCCTGCCTCAACGAACATAGCCTTCATAAACTCGATCGACGGGCGTTTGCCAAGGACCTCCTCGAAGTACGGTAGACCCTGCGTGGTATCGTACCATAGTTCACCCTGAAATAATCGCACTGCGCTAGCCACGTCCTGGGCTATAGCGTAATGTCCCGTCGCTAACGCGATGTTGCCACGAGAGTCGACAGTTAGGTCCCAACCAGAAGGCTCTTCCTCACTGGGTGTGCTAAGTAGCAACGTGTTCATGTGCCTGCGTTCGGCGCGTTGGTCGGCATCTCAACGTCTCCAGCACTATCATTCCCCTGATTATGCGTATGCTGCCCAAGGGTCACGGAATCACCGGTATTAAAACCGCGTACGATCTCGCCAGTGTTAGTGAGCCTTGGTGCGGTAACGTCGACGCCGGCGGATACCATATCCAGCTTATGGCCAAACCTATCTAGAAATTTTATTCCGTCCGCGCCCATCGTAATCTTGTTGCCGTGGCGATCTACGATTTCAATACCGTCGGCAGTCGCAGCGATCCACTGCGTCGGCGGGTCTTTACCTTGAGTGGTTCCGAAATATGTTCCGTCCGCCTTATCGAATTTCCGTCGAGAACCTGGGTTCGCCTGCTTGTCAGTCGCGCGAACAGCCGAAGTATCACGGTCCGCCACGACCATTTTACCGATATCGCCGACTGCCGGGTCAACGATCAGCGCCGTATTACCACCTTGATAACGATGGTAAGACAAACGATGAATAGTTCCGTGCGGTGTCGGCTTACCGCGGCCATCGATTTGATTGACTAAGGGCTGCACGTCAATATAGCCAATCTTTACCGCCGCGCCGCGAGTGATCGGATTACCGTCCTTGTCGTACGGCGCCTTTACGATCTTAACGAGCGTCGCGGTACTTACCTTAGCAATCTCTTGCTCGATATGAAACGACGTGGCATTGAACTCACTGGCGGTAGAGCCCTGGTCCTGCTCGCCTAGGTAAGCATCGCTCATAACTGTTTAACCGGCGTTGCCAGGAAAGTTGTCTCCCACGGTCCGCCGGGCATCTCGCTAATCAGATCGTGTACCACACTGATAACCGTAAAGTCCCCGTTAGCCGCCTGAAGTTGGCTCTTTACCTGTACAACTCGGCCTACTTCAGTCGGTCTAATTTCTGTCGTAAACAGCGTCCGAACTAAGATGTTAAGAAGTTGAAACTGAGGATAACCGATCATACCAGTATCAGGAGACACTATCGTCTTTCCCCCAGATCGGCTACTGTTCTTCGGCCATACCGCTAACGTCTTGGTGATGCCATCGAGATATGCGAAGCAATCAGCGGCTTGAACACAGCTCAAGATCTGAGACCAAGCCGTCCCAGGAAAGTACGGTGAGGCTAGAATCGCCTTAACGCCATTGTTCTCTAGCGTCAACCCTGCCTTCTTGGCTATGGCGCCGAGTGCTGTATCGACGTCCGTTGCGCCAGCAAAGCTCGTCGGTTCTACGGGTTTCAACTGGATAATGTTCGCTGGCACCGCGTGAATAAAAAAAGACGTGTTAGGCATGTCTTTCATATCAGGATACGCCTCGACGATGAAACCATTAAAAATAGTGGTCATCCCCGAGACGTCGTCACCTGCTTGAACAAGCACGTAATTCTTATCACGTTGTTCGAACACCATCCCAGCACGCGACATTTGGTTCATATGATCTAGCGTCATTCCATAGACACGGATAATGGCGCCCCCTGTGGTCGGCGTATTCGCCAACTCTACGTGAACCGCTACACGTAATCCCTTTATAATCAGTTGTGGCCCATCACCTACCTGAAATACGAGCGTTATCCGCCTGACGGCGTAAGGCGCGGTCCCGCCCCCGGTCTCAGGCGACGTAGCCGGCGCGGTAAGAGCGCCGGCCTCTAAAGTTGGCTGATCAGACACGGGAATTACCTAAAGGCGCCATTCTATTTCAAGTTCGGCCAATAGGTCAAAAGCCAGCGCGAACCTAACCCTGGTATTGTGTTACCGATTCCGGAGGCTGGCAATCTTCCTTCGAGCGATATTGGTAACTGCCGCTGCCAATAATTTCGCAGATCGCGCGGTGGTAGTCGTATTGGAGCACCCTGTGGGTCCTCGTTACCTACGGTATCAACAACAGAAAGATCCCCGATAAACCCAAGATATGTGTTCATTATCAACAGAGATTTATCCCTACACACGGCGCCGAGCACAATGGGCTCGTCGTCGACATACAGGTTCAAAAACACCGGGTTCGAATTCTCATACACCGGGTCGGGATCCGTCGGTATCATGCCTGGCGGCAAGATCGGCACGTTGATGCTCTTGGTGAATATATCTATCGCGCAGGACTGCCCACCAAGCTGCACGTTAATGTGTTGGGCCGGATATTCCGTTGTCGGTATAATCAGCGGTGTGGCGAGCGTCGCCAATTTCTAAATTCCACCAAACACAGCTGCGCCATTTATCGCATTATCGAGTTTATGACTACCGTATAACGGAGCGCCGACGCCCACTCCTAATGGTAGATTCCCCGCGCTCTCACCACCGCCGGTGCTGTTAGGGATACCAGGCCCAAAACGGTCGGTCGGGAGCGTCGGGAGTCCATCTTTTGTTACAAACCCAGGATATTTATTTGGGCTGTCCGCGACGAACCCTCCTCCAACGCCTGTGTTAGAAGCCGCAGGCGCGGTCTGCGTGGTGGTGGTTGGTTGAACTTGACCGCTCTGCGATGGTTTTGCAGCGTTGGTAGATTGTGGATTGGTTGGAGGTTCCCCCACAATAACTCTAACCTGCTCGCACCATATTTCAACTCTGATTAGTTTGGCGCCGTTACGCGCATCACGACGATAATTGTAATGTTTCAGGTTAGCACTGGCATACCGTATCTCTGGCGTGACTACGGTAACAAGATTTAGCGACTGCACCGCCGCCTCGACCGCGTTCAAGAACTGGATGCGGCTGGTAGAGATATAGAAGCCTATCTTGGCCTGAAAAGGCGTCTGAACTTTGTTGTAACTGGCGAAAGCACCTTGTTCCTGCGGGTAGTCAGATATCGCGTAATCACGCGAGTAGTCGACGTCTCCGACCGAATCTACAGCTAGGATCGGTGACCCGTCGCGCCCAAATATACCCCAACGCCCAACGCCGAAGACGCCGCCGAGCCCTGGGTCATCGGCAGTCAAGAGTGCCATTTAGCCGTTGAGACCGGTATTGGCCTGCACGGCCAGGCGTTTCACCGCATCTTGCACAGCGCCACCCACCGCCAAAGGCTGCGTCGCCTGAGTATACACGTTTATGTCACCCGTATTCACGCCGCCGTAGGTAGTAGATGACGTGCTATTCACTCCGGCGGCCGCTTGCGCAGCTGAGTTACGGATCAACGGTAAGCTAAGATTAACGTCTTTCTGTCTCGCTTGAATGGTAGCGATATCATTAGCAATTATAGGCCCGCCGGCAGCTTTACCCCACGGCCGAGGCCCCTCTTTCTTATACATGGCCGAGAATACGGCCCTCTGTATCTCTTTAGGGGTTCCAAACGCGCGAGGATATTTATTTGTATCTATACCGAGTTGCCGCGCGTATTTTACCCAATTTGAATCGAGTATTTGATGATACCCGCCGGCGGTATAACCCAGCTCTACACCATCACGACCAAGGTGTCGCGCTCCTGGTAAATTATATTTACCGTTGTTTACATCACGGTTACCGCTTTCGCGTTGCGCTATAAACTCGCCAGCGACAGCAGTTGCAGGATCGCTGTATCCCGCCAGTGGCCCAACTGTTATTCCTGGACCGTTATACGAGATCGCGCCGGCCTCTGGAGTTGCCGAAGGCGATGGTACTACCCCGCCATGCCCAGTCTTACCGGCGCCTGAAGTAGCGCCAGTCTTACCGGCGCCTGAAGTAGCGCCGGTCGATTTTCCACCTCCAAAAAACTTTCGCCATAAAAGATAAGCTGTTCCGCCGGGTAGTGCAGCTATAGTCGCGTCGTAAAGCGCGTCGCGTTTTTCTTTACTTGGTAGCAAACCAACAAGGGCTGCTAAACCATCATAAAATTTTAATAGGATAGGATTGATATCCTCGTATAAAATACGAGATAAATTTTCCCAAGCAATTGCTAAATTATTCGACCCTTTAAATAAATCTTTAGCTGATTTATATTGGGGCTCTGTGGTCGCCCGTTTCTGTTCTTCTAATGTTAGCGCAGCAAGACGACCACCGGCCTCTTTTAATGCCAGCGCGGCCTCTGGAGACAATTGTAGAAATCGCCCTCGTTGGACAGTTAGAGCTTTACCCTCCTCGGTGTTTGGTAGCGCTGCCGCCATTCTAGCGAATTTTTGAAGCATCTGCTCCGGAGTATCGGAGATACCTAAGATCCCCGAATAAGTTTGATCTATATCCGTCAACCTTCCTGATTGCGCTCTAGTCGTGGTCAAATCTAATTGCCATTGCCGCATTTCAGCGAGCCACGATTCGGTCTCAGTCGTCGGTACATTGCCGATGTGTTTCAGAGCTTGTGCGATACCCGAGAACCTATTTATTTGCATTCCGGCGCTCGCCGCACCGACACCAGTCTTAAATACCTTGCCGGCGTTTTCATTGACCGCCGTCATAGCCTTATTCAGAACCGTTACCGCGGCAAACGCGCCCAGGCCGGCAACACCTAAAACGCGTAGCCCCGCAGCGCCGGCTAACGCGCCATTTTGTACACCCTCCCCTGCGCGCTTCCCCTGTGCCGCTAACTGATTAAGATTGATTTGAAGCGGAGAAGACTTGGCCGTCGTCGTTGCTAGGGTCTGAAAAGCCCGATATAGCGCAGCCACCGGGTTCTGTATCGCTTGAAATACCTGTAGTATTACAGCGCCGGAGCGCTTCATATTAGCCGCTGACTCTCGTAACTGTCGCTCTGTCTGTTTAAGGTTATTTATAGCCTCCTTCTGTCCCTGCGTGAACTTCGTAGGGTCCAACCCAAGAGTTACGACTAGACTATCAACGATCGTCGGCAACGACTTAATCTTCCTGCTTCATCATCATGCGTCGATTATGCGCATCAACAGCCAATACCTCTATCATATCGTAGAGATCTTCGAGGCTATAGACCGTATCAAGTTCATATAGAGTTGCTAACTTGCTGGAGACGACGGTGCCGATGGTGGCGGAGACGTTGACATAGTCTCGAAGACCGGCAGGGTCCGCATCTCCGAAGCCGCCGCTATCGAGTTCAAGATCACGGCGGCCAGTAAAAAATTTACATGCAAGTCTAGCACCTCACTACGAAGAAATTGTCGCGTCGCTACCTCCTCAATATCATCCCCAGGACTGCCGCCGTCCACCAAGGCGCGGGTCAACCGCCCGTCTTCGGACATAAACTGCACGCACCCTAACAACTCGTCCATGAGTGGTCGAAGCTCTGGAAATTGTATGTGAGAGACGAGTCGCGCAGTTGTTGTAAGACTAGCGATTCGCACGGAATCGACCAGCTCGTTCATCAACCGGCCGGCGTCCGGGAGTTGAGTATCCTTTAGGATGTCTACTATCTGGTAGATACCAGCCATCCCAGAATTTTCAATGCCCGCCGGCAGATTTATACTACTGTGTGCCAGAGCCAAAAACGCGCGGTCAGCCCAGGCCTCAGCTTGTCTAGCCGACATCTCGGTAAGCAAAAACCTCTTACCATTATCCCGATTTGGTGGTTCCTCAGAATGTACGCCAGGAATAACGATCTCTTTAGTCTTGCGGGCCATCTTACTGCGATACCCAGGCGGGTGCTGAGCGCGTCATGCAAACCATGCGCGTCTTCAAAGAGCTATACGAAGGGCCACCGTACTCCATCACGTTCTTCACATGGCCATCGTTCCACAAAGACGCAGCTGCCTGGCACGCCTCCACGCTTGTGAACTGACGCTGTATCTGGCATGGAACCTCCGCCAGACCGTAGCACAGAAATAACGCTACGAGCGACATTTACAACGGCGCCGCGCTAATGGCAGGTATCGGGCCTCGTGGAAGCCATTGAATATGAAACTCCCGATTCTGTAGCACGCGCCTAACGTCGGCCATCGTTGACACGCGCATCAACGTACCGACGTAACAGGTATATTTACGATTGAGCGACGGCTGAGAGATGACCGCGTTGGCGTAAAGTATCTCTTGTAGCTCGTCTTGAGACGCGACCCAGTTCTCGAATATCTGAATCGACGGACTTGACGCCAGAAGGCGGATCGTCATCTGTGGGGATCGGGGAACATAACCCGACACTCCGAACCCGTCGACACCGACTTGGCTCTCTGCCATGTCAAGTACATCCACGGTAAAGGCGTCATCTACTCCAAACCCCTGTATTTGCTGTGGGGTAGGATAGATCTGCTCTATTCCTAGCATAAATACCGCGTTAGCGGCCGTGATCGTGGCCATGTGGCCTCCTACTGAACTTCGATAGACGCTAGGGTTATCTGCTGCACCGATCCGCCATCACAGTACCACAACGTGCACGGCGGCGACGTCCTGGCGCGTCGCACTTGGGCAATAGCCGGGCTTACTTGCAAGTACCAGCCGCGCTGCTTCAAGATCGTAGCGATCTCCAGCCCAGCCGCGCGATTAACGGCGGTAATCTGCGCAGCACTAAGCGCGACGCCAGCAACGATGGCGCCGAAGTTGACCGCCTGGTTGATCGGGTCCATACAAAACGACTCAATCAGCGTATAACCGGCCTGGTTATACGGTATTGACGGTGACTGCTGCAACCCGACCATGATAGCGAGCTGTAGTTGATTATTCAGCCAAATTTGGTTGACATAACTGTCCTTCCAGAGGAAGGGACCACTGACCGCACCCGGCTGGTACTCGATGAACGCCTCGTTAGCGGTGGTATAATCGCCATAGAAGTTCAGACCGTAGCTCTTCAGGTAGTTCGCAGCGGTACCGCTAAAGATCTGCGGTGCCAATCCGGACTGCCCCTTAAACGCGGCTGTCTGTCTTCCGTTCCGGCGAGTGAAGTCTAGCGATGCTGTCCATCCCATCTGAAACGCGGCGAGTTGTCCAGGAATAATCTCCGCGTTGGGATCCTCGTAGATCATGGAGATGCCGGACAACGAACCGTTATTGATGAACGCGACCGGGACCGACGGTCCGCTCTGCTGCGTGTTAACAACGTTAGTGTCCCACATCTCGTAAACGTAGCGATTCTTCTGGCCGTTCGTCCAGGTTGCAAACGCTTCCTTATCCGCGTCATTTGGCTCCCAAGTTGTCATGAACGACGCCAAGTTCTGGGTCGCCTCTATAACGTCTCCCATGAACGTTGGCGGATCGGTGGCGTCCGCGCCCTGCGACACGACCGCGCCGAGCACCTGCGTCAGCTTTAACGAAGTGGCGAGCGCCCCCGTCGCGAAGTCGGCGGTTGAACTAGATCCGGTAACGCCGGATGTGATCAAGAACGCGCCGTGAATACTGTCGAACGTCACCACGACGCCAGCGCCAGACACTGTAATCGTCTGGCTGAGTGCCGTCTGCCCGATGCTGACGAGATATGTACCCGTACCACCCGTTCCGGTCAACAAAGCGGTAATTTTATTCCCGAGCGTGACGCCACTGCCAGCGATGATGTCGTTTACCGCGAGCACGCCTGCGGCAACCGCGCTGACGGTAAGCGTGCCGCCACTCGCCGTGATGGCGGTACTGCCGACGGTTTGACTTACGCTAACGGGGTACGTCCCGGTACCGCCCGTCCCTGAACCACCAGCCAAGATCGTTGTACCCACGGTAACGCCACTGCCAGTCAGCGTCTGGCCGACCGACAACGTCCCAGACGTGACACCAGAAACCGTCAGCCCGCCGCCACTCGCCGTAATGGTGCTGCTGAGCACGCTCTGTGAAACCGAAACCTGATAGGTACCGGTAGAACCCGCCGTACCGGTAAGTTGACTTATAATAGTCGTGTTAGGTACCACCGAGGAGCCGCTGATCGTCTGGCCGGCGGCTAGAACACCAGAACTCACCGCGGTTACGGTCATCGTCGTTCCAGTTATCGACCCGGTAACGACATTAGGGTTAATCGTCCCGGTAACGACGTTCAGCGCGATGCTGCCGGTAACGCTGACCGCCGTATTCAACGCAGACTGTATGATTACCGCGCCGTTGCTGAAGCTCGACGCCGCGGCGAGGTCTATCGTCGCGGCGTGCGTGCTACCGTCGAACACGACCGTCAGGTTTCCGTTCATCGCCTGCAACGCAGCGATAGAGATACCCGTCATATCGCCACCGCGCAGGAAGGCGCTGACAGCGGAACGCGGGTAACGCGCGATCAACAACGCGCCCGGCGCCGCAGTGGAATTGTTGGGACCGTTAAAGTAGATGGTCGACAACGCGGCGAGCTGTGTTAGCGCACCAAAATAATCCTCGACGTCCACTTGGTCCGCAAATCGCAAAATATCGCCATATGGCGCACGCGCATCGTCGGTAAGGATCAGCCCAATGAGGTCCAGCGCGTCGCCACCTGCCGCAAGAACGCTCGGGATGACGTTGACAAGCTGGGCTGCCGGTATAGCTGGCGTGACACTCAGAGCCATCGAGTTCTCCTTACCCACACGGGGGTAAATTCATCGTTCATGGGTTAGGTCCGGTGTACTCGGTCGCCGCCTCGACTGGCGTTACGACGATATCGGTCGCGAACTGCTGCGGCGTGCCCACGACCTGCGTCAATTGGAAATGGCAATCTATCGTCCACCGCCATTCGTACTGCTGCTCTTGATTTATGAATGGCATCTCGCGAGGATCGTCACAATACAGTGGCACTACCGTATATCCGGTATCTGCGAACGCGGAAGTCGCATACTCTGACCGAAATAACGTCTCAACGACCCGCGTGTTGTCGCCGCTCGCCGGACCGTGCAAATCCAATTGCACAACCCACTCGGTCTCCGCATCGTCGCGCCTCACGCCCGCATAAAGCGTCTCGCTAGATAAGGTCTGGCTAGGCGTTACGTTATAAGTCCCGACAGCGCCCGGAGCACCGGTCAACTGCGAACCTACCACCGTGTCCGGCAACACGTTCATGGTCGGCCAGACCGCGTCGATCAACATCATGCCTGGCGATAACGCGCCTCGCGTCACAGCACTAACCGTCAAGACGGTAGTCGCTATCGACCCAACGACAATATTATCGGCGTACGTGGTTTCGTTCGTCGCGAGTCTAGTCTGACGCAATGGCGACATAACGATGAAGTCCCCAATGCGTGGCTCGGGGACTCGGTTGACCTGCGCCCGAATCACCTCCGTACCAGTCGCGACGACGCCCAGAAGAAACGTGCGCAGCGCTGCGAACGCATGTTCCTCGGTTAGACTTAGGGTTGGGAGGGGCAAAACTAGCTCCCCCTTCCCCAAACGCTAGCGCGGATCGAGGCTGCCTGCGCCTGCGGTACGTGGACCACCTCACCGACGATATCGTAAACGTCATGGCTCTTGCAGTTGGGACAAATAACGCCGTCGCAGCACGGGCAGAGACATCCGAGGCCAGGTGTCCGGTCAAACCGTAATCCACAAATGCGGCAGACGCAGGGCATCACGTAAGGCCAACTGCGGCTAACGCGCGGCCTAGGCAATAATCTGGGGTCAGTATCATAGCCATTCGTTCCAGTTGCTTCTCGCGCAGGCTCCGCCACACTAGCGTCGCGGCTTTCGCGTCTTCGTAGAAGAACGGATCGTAATCTTCGGAGAAATATACGACCTCGTCCCAAAGCAACCTCATGTTATGCGGCTCCGCCACAACTGGCCGACCCAGGAACAGCGCCGTGGCGCAGCGTGTAGACGACACAAACTCAACGTTATCCTGCGCGCGTACCTGGACGATGACCTTGGCCCGGCGCATCAGCACGTCGCGCTCCTCGCGCGGCAGTTCCAGGCGGTATTCGGTCAGTAGCGAACCGTAATCGCGCAACCGAGTAAATATCCCCTCCCGCCGCGGCGTCGTCTGACCGTAGA